TGGCATTAGGTAAAGTAAAGTGGTTTAATGAAACCAAAGGTTTTGGGTTTATTACTCCAGACGAAGGTGGCGAAGAATTGTTTGCACACTATTCAGCAATTCAGACGCAAGGCTTCAAAGTCCTCAAAGAAAATCAACGTGTGACATACGATGTGGTTCAAGGACAAAAAGGCCTGCAGGCATCTAACATTAAACCAGAGTAAACACACATGGCATACTCCAGCAAGGTAGTTGATCACTATGAAAATCCCCGGAATGTCGGATCTTTTGACAAGACTGATACTGATATTGGTACTGGTATGGTTGGCGCACCTGCTTGCGGGGATGTCATGAAATTACAAATAAAGGTCGATAATGATACAGGTATTATTACAGATGCAAAATTTAAAACGTATGGCTGCGGATCGGCTATTGCGAGCTCGAGCCTTATTACAGAGTGGGTCAAAGGCATGCACATCGACCAAGCAGGAGCAATCAAAAACTCCGACATCGCTGAAGAATTGGCCTTACCCCCCGTGAAGATACATTGTAGCATTCTAGCCGAAGACGCAATCAAAGCGGCTGTGGACGACTATCGTAAGAAGCATGATCTCGTTAACTGATGCTGCCGCTCGAAAAATACAACAAACAATAACTCGGCGTGGGCACGGTGAAGGAATAAGATTAGGCGTTAGAACCACTGGATGTTCTGGACTTGCTTATGTGTTAGAATATGTGGATACGCCGCAAACAACAGATCAATGTTTTGACTGTACTGGCTGCCGAGTGTTTGTTGATCCCAAGTCTGGTGCTTACTTACAAGGTGTAACAGTTGACTATGTTCGCCAAGGGCTCAATGAAGGTTTTGAATTTCGCAATCCAAATGAACGTGATAGATGTGGATGTGGCGAAAGTTTCCGTATTTAAAAGCCTCTAGACTAATAGTTATGAATTATTATTTTGAACCTGCTCCTTATCTTTCGTTAAATTTAAATCTAAAAACAGAATTGTCTAATTTAGATAGAAGCAAGTTAACAATTGCAGATGCAGCATTTTATGACATGGATCCTGTGAGATTAAATAACATAGTAGGAAAACATTATTCTGATGAAAAACAATGTTTTTTTGATTTCTACGGTGATAACTTTACTAATATGGCATCATGCACCACCTGGTATCTAACAGAGAAATTGGAAAAATTGTTACTCAATGAGTATGAGTATTTTTTTAATTTAATCAACGAAGCTCCTGAAATACGGTTACAAGCAATGACTGGTGTTCAATTGCCTGTGCATATTGATCGTCATAGAACTGTAAGTATCATACTTCCATTGAAGAATCATTCGAATACATGGACAAAATTTTATGATCACAACATTGATATTCTCCAATGGAACAAACACTATTCAGACATCAAGGATCAGTCTTGGCCTGAATGCAAAACACTCTGGGATTTTAATTTTCTTCCTGAGTTCATAAAACAAGAATTGCTCGAAAACGCATACACTCATACACTGTTAACTGACAGAACTCGTCAGTCTAACTCAACAGTAGTCAATCCAGACAAGGTAACTGAAGTTTGCAAAGTTGAAATTGATAAATTTCCTTATATACTCAATGTTGATAAATGCCACAGTGTTTACTGTCCTGACGCACCCACTGATGAGAATCCCCGCTTGGCAGTATTTTTCAAGTGGCGAGAAACTAAATTTACTCAAGTGTTAGATGCTTATAATCAATTTGTTAAATTTAAAATTAATCAAAATTAAAATTCTAAACTGTTTGATCTACTGTCAGACGCCTATAAACATATATAACTCTCATTTGCAACATGTACAATCCAAAATTTAATTACACACCAGTGCCGCGTGTAGAAGTAAACGGCAAACGTTTCTATGCCACACCCGACGGCAACAAGTTACCCAGTGTAACAACCATCCTTGACAAAACCAAGCCAGAAGAAAAGAAGTTAATTCTTGAACAATGGCGACGACGTGTTGGCCACGAAAAGGCACAGCAGATCACCACTGAGGCTGCCAACCGTGGCACACGTATGCACACTTATTTAGAACACTATGTAAAAAATGGTGAGCTGAAAGATCGTGGCACTAATCCATTTGGCTGGGCCAGTCATGCCATGGCACAAGTGGTAATTGACCAGGGAATCACCGACCGTGTGAATGAGTTCTGGGGCTATGAAGTTCCGCTGTATTTTTCCCGGGTGTATGCAGGCACAACAGATGCTGCTGGTGTACACCTAAACGAAGAAGCTATCCTAGACTATAAACAAACTAACAAGCCTAAAAAACGCGAATGGATTGACGATTATTTTTTACAACTCTGTGCCTATGCAGAAGCACACAATGAACTGCACGGAACTAACATTCGTAAGGGTGTTATTTTAATGTGTGTTAAGCCCACCACAGATGACATGGGCAACGTGCTTACTGAACCTGAATACCAGGAATTTGTGTTAGAAGGCGACGAGTTTGAAAAATATCGTGGACTTTGGTGGAAACGTGTAGAGCAGTATTATATGCTAAATAGTTAATCACAGAGGACAACTAAATTGGCTATTGTACAAATTTCGCGAATTACCCAGCGTAAAGGGTTACAGGAAAATCTACCACAACTGGCAGGCGCTGAATTCGGTTGGAGTATAGACGAACGCAGACTGTATATTGGTAACGGCACACTGGAAGACGGTGCTCCAGTCATTGGCAACACTGAAATACTGACAGAATTTTCTGAAATTATTCCACTGGTACAGGACTATACCTACAGCGGCGAAGAAGCCACTGGATACACAGTACAGACTGGCCCATCACCAGGAACTCCAGTGCAACTATCTCTCCAGAATTGGATGGATCAGTTTGCCACTGTGAAAGACTTTGGTGCAATGGGTGACGGCATCACAGATGACACTGCGGCCATTAACCGCGCACTTTATCAACTGTATTGTCGTGAAGTAAATCCTGCAATTCGCAGAAGTTTATTCTTCCCGGCTGGTGTGTATCTTGTCACTGGCACAATCAATGTTCCTCCTTATGCCACACTGCAAGGTGAAGGCCCTAAGAACAGTATCATTCAGATGGCAGCGGCATCAACAGCAACATATGTGGTACAAACCAGCGACAGCTTACAACAAACAGGTGCCAACATTGGCACCAATGGAGCCGAACCGCCCACCAGTATCACCATCGAAAACATGTGTTTTCAATCCTTAGACCCAATGGACATTGCTTTTGTTAACCGAGCATCCGAATGTATTTTTAATCAGGTTCAGTTCATTGGACCATTGACCACAGCAGATCTCACAGTGGACAGCGACAACACTGCTTGTGTTAGATTTGACAGTAGTGATGCGTTAGATGTACATCAAATTAAATTTGACAACTGCGGGTTCACAGGCACAACCTACGGAGTTAGAACAGATCAACATGTTCGCGGAGTAGGCATCACCGGCGCACATTTTTCAACCTTGTTCAAAGGTATCCTATTAGAAGTCAATCCAGATGGTAATGATTTCAGTCCACAGGGATTTGGAATTACCAATTGTGATTTTGATACTGTGTACAATCAAGGCATTGTATTTTATACTGATCGTAACGCCACTGCACAAAATACATTTGGTGATGTTGGCAATCACTTTGGTGGTGTAACACAACCTTACACTAGTATTATAGACTTCTTGTCTCCTAACAACCTAAGTGTTGGTGACATGTTTGAACGGGCAGATGCGTATGCTGTTGTTCATCCAAGAATTGATTTAAATGGCGAAGCAAGTATTGCATTTACAAACGGCCAACAGTTGGCCATGGGCACCTATGTTCGAGACTCCGGACTTACAGTTTCATTATCAAACAACGTCATTACTCCCACCAATGCAATTACCTACAACCTTGGCAGTGTTGTTGCACTCAGCATCAACTATACCATTGTGAGAGGTACAGCGTACCGAACTGGTATTATCAATATAACTACCACAGGAAGTGGTAGTTTAAACTACACAGATGACTTCACAGAAAATGCCAGTACCGGTATCACTCTCACTGTGACCCAATCTGGCAGCACGGTTTTTGTAAAATACATCAGTACCAACACCGGCGCTGCCGCGTCATTAACTTATAGTATAACACATTTGGCCTAACGTGGTCTGGCCTGTAACATTTGAATCTCGGCTTGATAGTTGGACACAACTACGCACTCGAGCCAATGCCCTGCCTGTTGATCAGGCATTAGACGCCATCAACACCTGGTGGTTCTCATCTCCCTGGACTGGATATCACCTGCACTGGGATGATCAAACAGATTGGCCAGATCCCTGGCAATTATTGGATGACAACATGTTCTGCGAGGTTGCTCGCGGACTCGGAATCCTGTATACTATAACTTTGTTGGACCGTGCGGATATACACTCAGCAGAACTGGTTTTAACAAAAATGGGTCATAATTTAGTCCTGGTCGACAAATCAAAATATATACTGAATTGGGACAAGTCATCCATCGTAAATATCAATCCAGAAGCAAAAATAGTAAAAAAATTAACCCAATTACAGGTTAGTGAGAAGTACCGGTAACAAAAATAACAAGAGAAGCAGATGTCAACAATAACAGTAGTAAAGCGCAGTGGGCAACGTGAACTCATTGCCATCGAGAAGTGGCAATCACAAGTAGCAAAAATATGTCAAGGTATAGCAGATGTTAGTCAAAGTATGGTGGAGATCAAAGCTCAACTGCACTTTTATGACGGCATCACAACCAAAGAAATTGATGGTATTACACTTAGAGCTATAGTGGATTTGATTGATGTTGAATCTAATCCTGACGTGGGGCACACCAACTATCAGTTTGTGGCCGGCAAGCAACGACTAAGCATGTTGCGTAAAGATGTGTACGGAAGTTACACTCCGCCACATCTATACGAAATAGTAAAAACCAATGTGGCCACAGGGTTGTATACTCCAGAACTGCTGGAGTGGTACACAGAAGATGACTGGAATCGAATGAATGACATTATTGATCATTCCAAAGACGAACAGTACAGTTATGCTGCCATTGAACAACTGATAGAGAAGTACTTGGTAAAAAATAGAAGTACAAAGGAAATATATGAAACTCCACAAGTTAGATACATGGTGGCAGCCGCTACAGTTTTTCATAAGGAAGAACCTAACTCAGCCCGTATGCGCTATATCAAAGAATATTACAACGCAGCCAGTGATGGCCTGTTCACTCTTGCTACTCCTGTGCTTGCTGGGCTTGGGACTCCTACTAAACAGTTTAGTAGTTGTGTACTTATCCGCAGTGACGATGATCTTGACAGTATATTTGCTAGTGGAGAAATGATGGCCAAGTATGCCAGCAAACGGGCTGGCATCGGTTTAGAGATTGGCAGACTGCGTCCACTGGGTTCGCCCATCCGAGGTGGTGAAATCATGCACACAGGTATGATCCCATTCTTAAAGAAATGGTTTGGTGATTTACGATCATGTTCACAAGGAGGTATTCGTAATGCAAGTGCTACTGTATTTTATCCTATTTGGCATCATCAGTTTGATGATCTTATTGTACTTAAGAACAACCAAGGAACCGAAGAAACCCGAGTCCGTCATATGGATTATGGGGTTGTGCTTAGTGCTTTCTTCTGGAGACGATTCAAAAATCGAGAAAACATAACCTTCTTTGATCCTAATGAAGTGCCTGACCTGTATGAAGCTTTTTACTCAAACACTGAACTATTTGAAGAACTGTATGTCAAGTACGAAAAGCGTAAGGACTTGCGTACAAAAACTATGGCAGCAGAAGAAGTATTCAAGTCGGGCATACTGAAAGAACGTACAGACACCGGACGTATCTATCTAGTGTTCATTGACAACGTGATGAAGCAAGGACCGTTTGATCCTGAGTATCACACCATTTACCAGAGTAACCTTTGCTGTGAAATTCTTTTACCTACTAAATCCTTTAAACGTCTGGATGACGAGTCTGGTCGTATTGCACTTTGCACACTGGGCTCAATCAATTGGGGTGCGTTCCGTAACCCAGAAGACATGCGCCGTGCTTGTCGCATACTGCATCGTAGCCTCAATAACATTCTTGACTATCAAGACTTTCTATCCATTCAGTCTAAACTATCAAACGACGAAATCAGACCGCTGGGAATCGGCATCACAAATCTTGCCTACTGGCACGCCAAACGTGGATTTAGTTACGGAGAACGAGACTCCTTGGCTGAAGTCAAGACGTGGATGGAACATCAAGCCTACTACTTGACAGAAATGTCAGTAGAACTGGCCCGAGAACGTGGTCGTTGTGTAGACTCGGACCGAACACGCTATGGCCAAGGTGTATTTCCTTGGGAACTACGTGCCAAAGGTGTGAACGAACTTGCAGACTTTGCGCCAGAACTGAACTGGGAAGGTCTACGTGCTGAAATGCGCAGTTATGGTGTTCGCAATGCAACATCAATGGCCATTGCTCCTGTGGAGTCAAGTTCAGTTGTGATCAACTCAACCAATGGAATTGAAATGCCCATGAGTTTAATCTCAGTCAAGGAATCCAAGGCCGGCTCGCTAACACAGGTTGTACCCGAGTATCACAAACTCAAGAATAAATATCAACAGATGTGGGCTCAGAAAGACTGTGACGGCTACTTAAAGACCGCGGCTGTGTTGGCGGCTTACGTTGATCAGTCAATTAGCACAAACACATTCTACAACCCAGCACACTTTCCTGACCGCAAGGTGCCCACCACACTGATTGCCCGGAACTTGATGCAAGCACACCACTGGGGACTAAAAACATTCTACTACAGCCTGATCAACAAAGCAGGTAGTAAAATGGTCAAAGAAGATGCATCTGCACCCTTACTTGAGATTGATTTTGATCTTGAAGAAGATTGCGAGGCGTGTAAACTTTGAATAGCTTAGAAAAAGTCTGGGCCCGGGCAACTGGGCACTTGATGGGCGAGTCAGATCATGACCGTCCTGACGTGCCTATATTAACACTTCAGGAAGCCCGAATAGCCTTGTTCTTCAAAACGTTTTGGGTTATAATACATATTATAACTTGTGGCTTTATCATAGCCAACACAATCAGACACTGGTAATACAATGAGCCAAGCACAATACAATTTAAAAACAAAAACAGACTACCTGAGCCGCAAGATGTTTCTGGACCCAGCAGGGCCTGTTACTATCCAACGCTTTGAGGAGGTTAAATATCAGAAACTAGCCAAGTACGAACAAGAAGCACGTGGATTCTTTTGGGTACCCGAAGAGATTTCGTTGACCAAAGATTCACAAGACTTTAAAGACGCAAGTGACACTGTTAAGCATATCTTCACCAGCAATCTGCTACGTCAAACAGCACTGGATAGTTTGCAAGGTCGTGGTCCAAGTCAAATTTTTACACCAGTGGTGTCATTGCCAGAACTAGAAGCATTGGTTTACAACTGGACGTTCTTTGAAACAAACATTCATAGTCGCAGTTACAGTCACATCATTCGCAACATCTACAACGTGCCCAAGGAAATGTTTAACACAATTCATGACACTAAAGAAATTGTAGACATGGCATCAAGTGTAGGAAACTATTACGACCGACTACACATGATCAACTGCCGTAAAGAATTATTAGAAGACTTTCCCGAGCGTGAACACATTAAAGCAATCTGGATGGCCTTACATGCCAGTTACGCATTAGAAGCATTTCGCTTCATGGTATCGTTTGCTACAAGTTTAGCCATGGTAGAGAACAAGATCTTTATCGGCAACGGCAACATCATTCAGTTAATCTTGCAGGACGAGATCTTGCATAAGGAGTGGACCGGTTGGATGATTAATCAAGTTGTGAAAGAAGATCCACGCTTTGCTGCCATCAAAGGCGAATGCGAAGCAGAAGTGTATCAACTGTACATGGATGTGATTCGTGAGGAAAAAGAATGGGCAGAATACCTGTTCAAACATGGTCCTGTGATTGGACTCAATGCCAATATTCTGCGCGACTTTGTGGACTACACAGCCGCTGCCGCATTAAAAGAAATTGGCATCAAGTATCTTGCACCTGCCCCTAAGTCAACACCAATTCCTTGGTTTAACAAACATGTCAACACATCGAACAAACAAACTGCACTGCAAGAGAACGAGTCGACTAACTATGTTATCGGCATCATGAGCGACACTCTAGATTACGCCGAACTACCAAATTTATAAAAGGAAAATATGAAAGCTACAGTATGGAGTAAAGATCAGTGCCCTTATTGCGACCAAGCCAAGGCATTGTTAAAGCAAAAGGGCATTGAGTTTGAAGAACGCAATGTGACTAGAGACTGGACTCGAGAACAACTATTAGAAGCAGTACCAACTGCTAGAACAGTGCCGCAAATATTTTTAGATGATAAACTTGTTGGCGGATTTACAGAACTTAAAAAGTTATTTGAACAGGAAAACGCTGTTGGGTACAGCGACGGAGTATTATAATATGTTAATTGACAAAGGCGCCTCAATAGGTGAAGTAGTGACGTTTAAACTAACGTCTGGTGAAGAGCTAATTGGAAAATTAGTGGAAGAAACTGATGCACACTACAAGCTATCACGCCCAATGGTGATTGCCATGGGTGCTCAAGGACCAGGACTAATGCCCTACTTGTTTACAGTGAGTACAGACAAAGATATAAAACTGTCAAAAAACA